AAGAAATGTTTGATTACCAGAACCGCGAAGAAGATCGCCTCAATCCGCCAGAATATGAGCTGGAAGGGGCAGGGGATAACTTTGTCCCATATCAGCCCAAGAGCCGAACCTTTGGTCAACGTGGCGTCCTCTTTAATGAGCGCTACGGTCAAAACCATAAGCTGGGGCGCAAGCAGTAATGGCTAATTTAAAAATAAAATCAAAAATGCGAATTGTGATGTCTTTTGATGTTCTCTTTGATGGTTCGCTAGAAGAATTATCAAAGCTTGATCAAAGGGCTTCAAGCCTTTGCACTGAAAACTTTGATAAGATTTCCTCGGAATTTAAAAAGCCCGTTTCCTTTAGTAATCCGCAATTTTGCATTCAAGAAAGACGAAATCAAATAAAAGATGGAGTAGTGGTGAGCGAAGGTTCTCCACCTATCGAAAACGTTATCTTTAGATGGAAGGCAAATAATGCTGGTTGAATTGTGCTTGGCCTTGACCGTGTATCATGAGGCGCGTGGAGAGCCTCTAGAGGGCCAGAGAGCCGTTGCCGAGGTGGTGATCAACCGTGTCGAGCATAGCGCGTTCCCTGACGATGTTTGCAGCGTTGTGACAGACGCCAATCAGTTCAGTTTCGTTTCAAAGAACGGCTGGGCGGCGATCCCAAGTGATCAGGACGCATGGGCTGACGCGGTGAATATAAGCCAAGAGGCTCTGCGAAATCTGAGGCTGGGAAAGAGAACCTATTCGGATCAAAACCTTCTTTGGTATCACCGAAAGGACATTACCACGGTCTGGTCAAAAGATCTTGATGAGAGGATGACCATTGGGGATCATAAGTTCTTCACAGATCATCAGACCGCAAGGGCATCACTCAGGCCTAGAGCCAAACCACAGAAAACATAATCAAGGGGCTTCGGCCCCTTTTTTAATTTAAAAAAAATTACAAATTTATAAAGTTTACCCTTTATATTATGCTTTAAGCATATTATATAATTTATATAAACATAAAAATAAACCCAAACGAAAGATGATAAAATGGAAGCGATCAAATTCTCAGCCCAACGCAAAATGTCAATCGTCGATGAGCTTTCACCCAAGATGAGAGCCATCGTTCACGAAATCGGTCTTTCTGATTTCTCGCGCAAGCACCGTGCTGCATACAAAACCGCCAAGAAAAAAGCTGGCCTGATGGGCAAGTCAATGCGCGGCACTCAGCGCACAGGCACAACCAAATTCATCCACAAAATTGCAGCGTAAGGGAGAAGCTGAAATGGAAATGAAAACCTTTTATATTTTGAAGAAACTCGAAAAATTCAGCCCACAAATGGCGGCATCAATTCGAATAAACGGTGGCAACCCTGATGAGCCAAAGGCAATGGAAGCCTACGCCGATTTCGGAGAGGCCATGAGTGACATGAACTTTTACGTTGCAACCCATCACACCATTTGTCAGCAATTCAACAAAGAGCCGACTGACAAATATTCAGTTGAAAAAATCGAAGTTGACCCAGATACTACGCTCTCAGATGTGCGTCAGTTCGAAGTCTATGGATGGGGGTGAGAGAATGGCACTAGAAACAAACTTGATGAAAAATCTCTGCGCCGTTATTTTTCAGAAATTAAGATTGACGATGAAACTTTCCGCGACTGGTACAAGTCAACATTCATTGCATGTGGTCATCAGTTTATGGATGAAAAGATTTCTGTTTATTGGGACTAATCAAACTTTCTCATGATATTTTTCTGAGCCGCTTCGAAGTCATATTTGAGGCGGCTCTTCACTTTCTGAACTCTCTCAAACATTTCAAATGGTCGATTGTTCCATTCTGTTTTTTTGAAATGGTGAATTAGCATCAAGTCGCCAAGCTTAAAGGATTTATGATCTAAGCCTTCTTGCCACTTCTCGACTTCATCACCAAAAATTCTGCGCTCATTTCCATGACCAGATGCCTCAGTATCGAACCATGTGCCAAACATTAAAATGTGGTCACTTCCCTTGGAAACGAAATTGGTCAAAACCATTCCATCGCAATATACAAAACCATCATTTTTCAAAATTTGTACAACTTCAGAAGCTGCCATTATGAGCCACCCCGATATTTTCTTTGCGCTTCGTCCTGTGTCAAAATTACATCCTCAAGCTTTCTTCCATCGGGCCATTTTTTATAACCCTTATCCTTCATAAAAGCTAATAGATCTTTTTTCTCACTTGGCCTCACAATGAAGGCTTCTAAATCCTCAAATACTGACAAACCATCTTTAAATATTATTTCGTTCGTGCTGTTGGTTGCTTTTGCATGTTCTTTGAACGCTTTTAAATCTACCGCCCTTTCTTGCAGTGATACATCCCAATCGTCGAATTTGCTGTATTTCTTGCTAACCGAAACGCCTGTTGAGAACCTTTGAGAACCATATTTGTCATTTATATAAGACATGGCGTCCAACCGTCTTGCGTGTCTTTTGCTCTTCCAAACAAGCCCTGCATTACTACCTATTTGTCGAGCATATCTTAGCCTAGAAAAAACATAAGAAGCCCCACCAGAGGCGGTGTCGCGCTTTTCTGATCCACCCTCTCCAAGAGGAATGCCCCGTCTCATTCTGTCTGTTGTCGATGCTAACTGACCGCCGCCGCCGATAATGTTTTTAAAGCTGTCAACCTGAGTGCCGTAGCCTTTTCCAAACTCAAGGTCATGATATATGACCGCCTCATCAAGAAAGTTTTCCCACGCTTTCCCAGTAAAGGCTGGGTTGAGTTGCAAAGACTTACCATGACCAAACTGCTGATATTCACCCGCTGCATTATATAAAGGTAAAGCCGTGATGTCTTTAACCCCTGCCGCCTCAGATGCATGTTTCTTTAAAAGCTTCACACGTTCGTTTTGAGATCCGATTTTACTGAGCTTTTCCATTTGTTCTTTGAAAAGCTGGGCATAAAGATCAGTGCCTTGATCCCCTCTTTTCACCCCGCTGAAGTGATAAAAGATCTTGGTCAAATAAAGCTCTTCTCTGTCAAGGGATGTCGCCCTAGTGGAGTCGATGCCAAGGTTCTCAAGGGCGTCTAAGCCTTCCTTTACTGACGCCGCCGAAGCCCCATCAACCTCAATCTCCATGCGTCCCACAAGCGCTGCGCGGCTGTCCCGTGCGTTGTCTGGGAAATATTTAATGCGAACACCGCCAATCGTCGTTTCGTAGGTTGTTCCCAAGCCCTCAAATGTTTGGTTGGTTTGTTCAGCAAAACTGTCTCGAAATGTAGAGCGATAATATTGAGCCGTTCCCTTGTCGATCCACTTGATTTCGTCCGAAGCTTTTTTTTCTACTTTTTCTGGTATTTGATTAATCGGTGAAAGCTTTTCAAAATTCACTTTAAACAAATCGTCCCGATCAAGCTTCGTATCCCCGACTTTATATCGGCTATAAAAACTCGCCAAAACGTCTCTTGTTACACCAGTCTCAACCTTGAAGCTTTCTATATCGTCCAACCGTATTCTGCCCTTGGCTTGAAGATCCTCAAGTTCCTTGAGCTTGTCGGCTATTCTGCCGAGTGCAAACTGGGCGCGAGTAAAGTCTTTCTCTAAAAAAGCCTCTCCCTTTTTTGCGCGGCTCATAATCCCACGAATTGCAGTAACGATGCTGTCGTTCATTTCAGCAAAATCTACTCTGGGCAAATCGGCTGCGCCCTTTTCGACAATTAGCGCTTTCTCTATCCGCTTCATAGCCTCTGGGCGTAAACGCAAATTTAGCTGAGTAACGTCTTTTTTGTTTCTCTTTAAAAAGTTGGCTCTGATCTCATGATCCTCAATGTCCAGCTTATCACTGGGCAGAATATAACCGTTGATCCGACTTTCTTCGATTAAAGCGCTCTCTTCCTTCGTCACACGCGCCAGTGGTGAGGGTTTCTGCTTTTTGTTATACTTCGCAAGCTGTTTGGCGTAAGTGCGCTCTAGGACGCTCTTTCGGCCTATGAGGACATCAGCCAGATCATCGGCATCATCGCCCATCGTTTCGTTCACCAAACGCCGAATATCATCGTCGCTAATTGCAACAATCCGAGCAACACCCGCCACAATTTGATCGTCGCTTATGTCTCCGAAAACCTCACCTGAGTTGAACGTGTTAAATCGCAAACTATCCAATTCTGGAACCTCGTTTGCGGAGAAGGTTTTTCTTCCACCTTGCGCTCTGAAAAATAAAGTGCCGCCCGTATCCAATCGAAAGCTTGAGCCATCAGGGAGCTTTTTTAAATTTAACTGTTTTGGCCCACCGTTTCCGACCACATCCCAATTTGCCAACCAAGCATCAGCCGCGAAACCATCCTTGGCCCCTGATAGAGCGCCCATCTTAGATGTTCCAACATCTTCGATTTCTTCAATCGCACTGGTGACTCCAAGCCGCCCCGACACATCGCGGTTTCCAATCTTACCTGTTAAATTTATAAAGTTTACATTCGCAACTCTGACCCCAGCCGCTTGATAGAGTTTTGAAGATAAAACTTCGACCTTTGCTGCAAGCTCTGTGTCTGGCGCTTTTACATAAAACTTCTGACCATCGACATTGCTTTTAAATAACCCGCCCGTGTTTGATCCGTCCTGATCCCCAATTTGTTTGAGGTCATTGAACAAAACACCCTCGTCTGCCCTCTGTGTGGCCTTCTGAGTGACGATAGCCGCCGCGTCATCGTCTAACTGCTTGGCGGTCTTTCCCGCGCTCGCGGCCTCTTTTAAAAGCGCCTGATCAACCTCATCCAAGGCATCGAATGCTTCCTGTTCTTTCGGCGCGAGAGGTTTGTTAGCTTTGAACTTTTTCTTTATCTTGGTTTTCATCGCCGCCAAAGACTTCGCCGCTTGTATAACATCCTTCTCAGCTTGAACCTTCGCGGCATCGGCTATGGCATCGCCTGTCAGCCCCCCAGACTTCGATAAATTGTCATAGGCGACCTTGTGTGTCGAAAACCCTGTCCCGCCTTCCTTGGCCTTTGTGAGGTATTCTTCGGCCTCGTCACTCGCTACAAGCTTGTCTTTTTGATTTTTGTAATCCTGTTTGAATTTGACCAGTGCGTTGTCAAACTTGAGTTTAGACACGCTTGGCCCAAGGGAGTAGTAATCAGACAAAATATCATTTTTGCCGATAAGTGTATCAAAGTTCAACAACGCCACGTCAAAAGCAGCATCTTTTCCTTTTTCTGTCTTTACAGACATAAACTTTTCGGGAGTCTTTTCTGCGAAACGTTCCCCTGCTACGATTATCTTTCGATACTCGTTCGAAACAATTTTTATCTGTTCTTTCATAGCTTTAAATTTAGCAAGAAATAGAACTGCTGCTTCCTCATCAGCATCTTTGATTTCAAGAAGTTTTTCTTTCCAAAAAACAGGGTTAAAATTTTCAGCAAAAAAAGTTGGATCGTCCATCAAGCCTTCAAGTTCTTTTGTTATGTAGGCGTCTTTGGATTTCTTGGCAAAATCAAAATAATATTGGTCAATAGGCAACGCCAAATCTACAAAATCATTGAGGGAAGCATCATCCAGAGACTTAATTAAATCATCTACTTCTTTAAATATTTTTGGCTCGGCAATTGACGCCAAATATGCAGCCTTTAAATCATCATCAACAGTCGCCCATGCCGCATCTTCGGTCTTGCTGAGTGGCTTACCGTCTTTGAGCTTCTTTTTGGCCTTTGCAATATTCGCGGTAATGTTGATTTGTGCCACGCCCTCATCGATCTTCGCCATGACCTGAGTTGCGCTTAATCCGTCAATCCCGTCTTTTTTTAATTTATCATAAACTTTCTTCTTGTTGGCCCCAGCAGACCCGCTCGCAATTTCATCAATTTGAGCCTGTGCCGCGTTCTCAGCCTTTTCCGCAGCCTTTGCCGCCAGCGCAGCCGCCTCGGCTTGTTGCTTTGCCGCCTCTTTTGCCGCCTTGTTGGCCTTCAATGGTGACGTTCTGCCCTGATCAACAAGCGCTTGAAGCTCTGCCAGTGACCGAGGGTGCGATTTCTGATCGACAAGATCCACAAATCCAATCTTGCCTGTGTTCCACAGTTCCCACTTTTGGTCGCCCAGAATAGACTTTTGGAACCGCTCGCTCTTACCTTTCAGCCAATCTTCGAAATTTATATCCCCAGCAACAAACCCGTCCATAGATTGCTGGGTTTTATTGATCGCCTTGCTGATTAGGGCAGGGGATAACCCACGCGCCATGAGGGACTTCGTGAGTTCTTCTTTTAGTGTTTCCGCACCAACCGCTGGCAAGGGCTTGTTTGCCAAGTCAGCCCAAGGCTTTAAGACCCCTATGACCGTTGATCGACAGTTGAAGTGAGCAGGGGGCGGCGACCAACCAATGCCATGACCGACTGGCTGGAAATCTTTATCCCAAGTCAGCCCTGATCTTGCCTTGCAAATGTCGCTTGTCCGACTGTCCAGTGTTGCCATCCATTGATAGCCGTTGAACAGATCCTCATTGGCTTGGTAGGTGTTAATGATTGCCTCGTTGTTGATTGCCGCAACAGATGACCGAACCAGCGTTTCAGCCTTTTTCTTTGTGGAGTTCATAATGCCATCGGTGAAGTTGTTTTCCTTAGTGCCTCGAACCCGCTGAATAAGGCTCTGCAATCCCTCACCGCCAGCAACGCCCATTCTCATCTGACGAAGAAAGTTTCCTGTCACCTGTGCGTTTTGTTGTTTCCAGTATTCACTGACCACATCGCCCTCAATAAGAACCTTGCCAGCCAAAGACTGTAAGGTTGCCGCAGAGGGCAGTGCCGCGCCCAAAGAGACGCCCAGAGAGCCGTTGATAATGTTTTGTGTGGCTTTAGCGCTGACAGACGCAACCCCACTCAGGCCTTTGCTATTCGCCGCCTTGGCCTTACTGAAATGCGCCTTGGTTGTTGCCTTCACGTTTTTAAGAAGCCTTGCCAATCGTCGCGCTCTGTAAGTCGGCCCCACGCCTGTCGGGTCAATCTTTTCCAGTTGCTTTTGGATCGACAGCCCAAGATCGTCCAGAATGTCTAAAACTTTGACAACCTCACTCTGCTTTAATCTTTCTAAATTTATCGCATGAATGATCGACAGGTCTTGAACCTTGTCGCTTACGTTCAAAGAAGTCGGGGCGATCTTAGGCTTGAGCATTTAAGTCACTCCGCTGCAATGTCGATTGGGTCAGTTTCCTCTAGTTCCTCGGCCTCATCCTCTACGATATCGTCACGATCTAGTTGCGTTTCCTGATCGATCTCGTCACGAATATCCTCAATATTGGCGTCTGGTCTGAGCATTTCACCGCGCTGCAAGTTGTAAAGCATATCAGCCTGACCCATTGCTCCAGCTTGCCAAGCTTGAACAAGTGCTGTCAGTTCTTGCGGGGTCAACTTGGCGTCCATAAAGTCTTTGTTCAGTTCAACACTGATCTCAGCGTCCACGCCTTCCCACTCAGCCATCCACTCAAGCGCCCTAGCAAGCCCCTGAGACACGGTTTCCGCAATCGATGACAAGATACTGCTCTCGCCGCTTCCGCGTATTCTGAGCGTTTCTGCGGCCTCTGCTGTGCGCTTGCTTTCCTCAAGAAGCTTTGCGCCCAAGAGCGCCATCATGGCTTGCTTGCGATCCAGCGATTTCTCAAGAAACGAAAGTCCCGCCCCTGTGTATTCGAGCATTCCTGTTGATGCGCCATCGCTCAAGAACCAAATCGTCCCAGACCCGATAGACCAAGCGGCGTTCTCAGCGTTCTTCTGGCCCACAATGTAAGGCGTTGGGCTTGATGTCAGATAGTTGCCCTGCTCTAAATCAGCCTGTGTGCGGTAATGTGATAAATTTACATTTACCAGATCCAGAATTGGAGATTTATCAACAGGCGGCGTCAGATCGTTTGGCGATATAAAAATGAACGGGATATAATCTAAACGCTCACCGCGCTTTTTCGGCTCGTAGCTCTCAACGGCTGAATAAACCAGATCGCCGCCAGCATCTTCGCCTTCCTCATAAACGCTGACCTCGTAGCCTTCTTCTGTTAAATTTAAAACACGATAGACGTTGTAGAACTCTGTGCCAAAACCATCAGCTTCGGCCCGTTGGCGTTCTTCGTGCAAGATAACCTGTTCAAGCTTTTCCACCCCATCGTCATTGACCGTGCGCCAGTTAATAATGCTTTCTGCTGGGTAAAGTCTCAGATATGCCTGACCGTCCTCAAGTGTTGGGCGATCAACCAGAACACCGCAGCGCCCCATTGAGATTGTTTCCTCGACAGTCATCTTTGCGAAGTTTGCGAACGGCAACCCTGTCAGCGTCACGTTTTGCAGTAGAGGCTTAATGCGTGATGGAATATCAATGATCGGCTCTTTGCGAAATATCGCACCAACAAGACCCTGCACAGTTCTACCCGTTGCGCCGTAAAACAATGACCTTTTCAGATATTGCCGATAATCATAACTGTCCTGACCCGCTGGCTTGGGCAAATGCTCAACTTCTGCGGCCTTGATCGCGTCCTCACCAGCAATCGCGTCACGAATGCGCTTCCACTGTGATTTATAAATTTCATATTCTCTGTGTTGTGAATTTACTGGCATGATGATCCCCTAGCCAAAATAATTTGCAATCTTGATCGGGCCTACAGCCTGATTTCCGTCAATCGGATGCATTTCATGGATGAGATAGCCAACGGCGTCTGCCATGTGATCCAAGCCAGAAGTCTTGTCGGGCATACTTGAGCCTTCTTTGTAAATTAAGCCTTCGAGCGATTTTATGAGGTTTTTGCACCGTTGATCGATGAAGAGGCGTCTCTCACCATCGCTATTGCAGAGCATCGCGTTCACCTCGTTGATGCGATCCACAATCGGCGGGGCTTTGTTACTTGCCACAACGTCGAAGCCGTACCCTTCCAGAATACTGAAATCTGTCTGACCCACTGCCGCACTTGTCTTTCGCGCTTTGCCGCTGGGGTCTGGATAAACGACTATGTGCCGCCCATTATATCGACCTTTTATCTCTTGCGCCATCAAATCTGTATTGGCGTCTGGAATGCTGATTTCATCTATTGCCCAGATCTCATTGCCAGCTTCGACACAAACCACCGCCGACATGGGGTTGATGTTAAAGTCCATGCCAATGTGCAGCGTCCCGCCTGTGTCCTCGCAATCCGCTAAATTGAATGATCTTTCAAAGGCGTGATAAACACGGCCCCCCTGCGTCTCAAATGAGGCCTCAAACTCTTGTCGGAAAAGCCTGATGTCCATGCTGCGCTTTGCCGCTTCGATCTCTGACGGGGCAACCCTGCCGCCCTCTATGGTTCTAAATCTAAAAGCTTCCCAGTCTGGTTGCTCATTCGCGCCAGAAAACAGGTCATAAAACCAGTTATATCCCTTGGGAGTGCCACAGAATACGGCGCGTCCATTTTTATCAGCAAGGGCAGGGCGCAAAACGGCTGTCCATGTTTCGGGGTTCACGTCTTGGATCTCGTCGATAACCAGAAAATCAAGACCAACGCCACGAAGGCTGTCGGGATTATCAGCGCCACGCAAAGCAATAATAGACCCATTGATAAGTTCGATGCGGAGATCGGTTTCATCTTTTTTTTGGATTTCGTGCTGCGGCACATGGTTTTTTAAATCTTTCCACATGATCTGACGCGCCATCCGATATGTGGGCGCAACGTACCAGCACACGTTGTCAGCGTTCGACCTAGCGCGTTGATACAAGATAAAGCGGGATAGGAACGACTTACCAGTTCGACGCCCAGCGACCAGCACACGAAACCTAGAGCGCGACTGAGCAACAAGCGCTTGCGGCCTTGAAAGCTGAATAACCTCTTCACTGATTTCGGATTGCATCAAGGTCAATGGCCTCTCCCTCTATGACGGGGGCTTCAATCTTTTGTGGTGCAATGTTTATTACGGTTGTCGTTTCGCTATTGTCGCGCCAGCCCATATGAACCTTTGACCAATAAATAGCTGCTTGGACATTTCCCTTGAGCGCCTGCTTGAAAAGTGAACCCGCGACTTGGACGTTTGCTTGCTCTCTTCCAAACTCCAGTTGTGGCCCGTAATATTTCCGCAGCGTTTTCGTGTCGATCTCTAGGCAGTTCGCCGTTTCCCGCTGGTTGAACCCACTCGCCATGCATAGCTTTACAAGGTTCTGTTTCTCAGAGGTTGGCGCGTGTTCTTTGCGTCCCAGCTTTTGGGGGATTTTCTTTGGCTTTTCAGTCATCCAACAAATCCCTTGGATCGTTAATAGTTCCACAGTTGTCACAGATCGCAAAAAGACCTTTGTTCTCAATATTTTGGGCTGAACTTAGCATCACGACCTCAAACCTCATCTCACCGCAATCAACACAATATAGTAACGACATCGTTTCGAGTTCGTTGTGGTTGTTCCCCTTTTCAACCCTTGAAGGATCTAGCTTCTTAAACTCATAAACATTATCTCTTGTCATTTTTATATAAATCCCTTGAGCCGTTTATTACATTTTGTAATTTAAAAAGCAATAATCGCTTTGATCGCCCTCTTGATTATGATAGAAGTTTGGGGTGGCTTTACCTCAACTCAAAGCTTCTCCAAAGGTTTGTTACGATTTCCAGATCCGAGGTTGAGCCGCACGACTTCATTTGTCTGCCGCGTACCGCTCAATGTTTCTGAGCCTCTTGCGTTTCCAATTCCCTTTTTTTCGGCAAACTTTTTGCCGCCGTTTGTTTGATAGAGGCCTTTGTTCACAAGCTTTGCATCTTCTAAAAGCTTTGGGTTTATACTCATGCGCCTTCGGCCTCTCTGATCAGCGTCAACGGATCAAATGTTTCGTCTGTCCAGTTTCTCTCTGGATCGTTAATTTTGCGGTTTAACAGGTCAGCCCAGCTTGCTCGCAGTTGACCATCGTGCAGCCTCGTCTTGATGACCGCTGCGCGTTTGTTGCAATCCACAACACCCCAGATGATCCAAGGGTCTTTCCCCTCGAATATCTGCTTGCCCGAAGGAAACGTTCGTCTCCAAAGGGCAAGTTGCTCGTCACGAACGTCCATTAGCTACCGCTCAACAGATTGATGTTGAAATTCAGATCAATAGTGACCCTTTGAGTTTTGCCTTCTGACGCTGCGATAGCGGGGGCAATGTCTCTCAGTCGTTCAATGACTGTTTCGACCTGTGGCTTTGAAAGTTTCCATTGAATTTGATCGCCTTTCTTGACCCCAGAAGGAACCGCGCTTTCATTTGGTTTGTGATCACCCTCGGCAGAAAGAAAATCGTTCACACTGACACCCAAGTAGTCACTCATTCTTTTCAAGACTGCGGGTGAGGGGTTCTTGATCTTTCCCGTTTCATAGCGCGAAATGGTAGGGTGCTTCATATCCAAATCTTCTGACATTTTTTTTAGAGTTATTTTTTTATTGCCCCTGATTTCTTTTAAATTTTCGCCAGAGAAGCTTAATGATTTTTTATGAACTGGTGAAACCATCAACTCACTGATCTCAACCCCCAAGCCATTAGCAAGTCGATGCAAGTTTTCGCTGTTTGGCTCATGTGTACCCCTCTCATACTTAGAGACACAAGCTTGAGTGAGTTTAGCCACTTCCGCGAACTCTGACTGAGAAAGCCCCCTTTCCCCCCTTAGTTTTTTCAATCTATATGGTGAAAAGGTCACGTTTCTGTGTGGATTACCCTCATACACCAGAACTGGCTTTGCTTGGAAAGCGTCAACTGTGACGCCTAAAGCTTTTGCCATTGGAATGAGCTTTTTAAAAGACGGATTTAAAAGCCTACCTAACTCCATTTGCGATATTGAAGACTGGTTTATGCCAGTTCTTCGTGACAATTCACTTTGACTTATTCTGGCGTTTAATCTTGCATACTTGAGGGATGTCCCACTAAATTTAACAGTCATTTTAAGCTCCCTTGCTTTTTTCTGCTGGTTTGCGTTTTGGAATAAGACGATCAAATTTTTCGTCCCATATTTTCTCACGATTTTTGTAAAACAGGACTTGCTCATCCAGCCCCATAATCATGCGAATTGCTCTTGTCAGATCTCTTGCAATCTGCATCTGACCATCTGCCTGATATGCCCT